TTATCTTCTAATCCTGATAAGATCTCTCAAGTCTTTGGCTTATTCAGGTCTTGGATGCATCCTGTTATAGATGAGATCGAGGGATGTATTGCACTAAAGAAAATTGCGCAGGCAAAAAAGACCTTCAATCCGAGTGACATCAGGAAATTGGACCGTCATTTCAAACAATTGTTTATAATGGGATATTATTCAAAACATAATTGTTGGCCCAAATTAAGACTAAAAGAAGATGCATCTTGTTTTAACCTTGTTTGGGATAGTTATAATAAAAAGTCCCCACCTCCTTTTCATTCTAAACATTACAAGCCTTTTATGTTGGATGATATAGAGGGAGATCAAACGTTCTTTATAAATCCAACCTATGATTTAACTACGTTGTTATCAGACAAGACCTTATGCTTAGGGAAAAAGAGGCTTCTCGAAGTCATTAAGAATGAAGGTCATACAGGGTCAGCTTTCGAGCGGAAAGTGATAACAAATTACCTACAAGTTAATCTACCTGATGCAGAGAGGCTATTAAGAGATATTGAACAATTTGGTTTTAATCCAGATCATCTTGTGGTTTTATTACGAGGAAAAGAAAGAGAATTAAAAAGAATAGCAAGATTATTTTGTATGCTACCCTTAGAAATAAGATTATACTTTGTCCTAACAGAAGATTTAATTTCAACTCATATACTTCCTTATTTCCCTCAAGTCACAACTAATGACGATTACGTTAAGTTAATGAACAAGATACAGTCGAATACCAAGCATCAGAAACATTCTGTTCGTGATAACTTTTTAAGATCAGTCGTATGTAACATAGATTTTTCTAAATGGAACTCTAATTTTCGAGAAGAAATTACAATGGGAGTTTTTACATTTATGGACCAATTGTTAGGGTTCCCAAAAGGATTAATAAATAAGACACACTCCTTCTTTTCCAAGAGTTGGATATCTTTGTCATCTAACTATCTGCCTTGTTTGAATGAAGATCAAACTGACTTTCAAGAAAATGATTGGACTTGGACAAATCATTTAGGAGGATTTGAAGGTATAAGACAAAAAGGATGGACCTTGGTGACAGTTACTATATTAGACATGGTTTGCAAAAGTTTGGAACTAGATTATGCGATCATGGGTCAAGGTGATAATCAAGTTATAAGAATGAATTTCAAACTTTCAAAAACCAAAGAAGGAAATATAGAGAAGGAAGGCGTAGTTGAGATAAGGTCGAAATTATCGACATTTATTAAGAAACTTGAGAATTTATCTGGGAGGTATGGACTTCCTATTAAAACAGAGGAAACGTGGATGTCTTCTGATTTCTTCGCTTATGGAAAGTTTCTTGTTTTTAAAGGAGCTCCTCTTCATATGAGTATGAAAAAATTGTTGAGACAGAGTTCTTATCCAAACAACTCAGTACCAACAATAGAAAATTCTCTTTCCTCTATATTTGCTAACGGGATGCAGGCCAACATGAGTGCACTTGACTTTAGAACCCCTTACTTGATTACCCTCATTTCGGCTGCACTTTGCATCTTAACACATTTCAGATATTCTCCTGTGGCAAAAAACAGATTATTTCCTTTAGAATCAAACAATATTCATTACAAGATTCCAATCGATGACAAAAAGTTTGATGAAACAAATCATGTTTTAAAGACCCCAGAATATACTTTTGTCAATAGCGTCTTACTGACCCACCTTCTTTTATATCCAAGAGTTTTGGGAGGTTATCCTATTATGTTGATCCCCTCGTTCATTATAAGAGATTTCCCTGATCCAGTTACAGAGTCTATATCGATGTTGAGACTA